TGTTTTCGTCACCATCAGTCGTAACAAAAGAGATCTCTCCGTAAACGGACAGAGCTTCAGTTGCTTGAAACGACGCACCTGCTTTACCTGAAAGCTCAGTGTTAGCATCTTCCCCATCTACTGAGACCACAGCTGGCCCACCTTGTAGGTAGTAGCCGAATGCTTCTGTGTTGCCTTCGTAACCTACATGGAGATCTGTTTGGCTTGACTGATAGTCTGAGCCATTCCAGCCACTGTTGATTTCAGTGTTGACATAAGGGCCAGCAATTGCAGGTGTCGCAACTACGGTGGCCAGTGTTCCAAGTGCAATAATCGATTTCATTTTAAATATTTTAATAAAGGAATAGTTGTTTCGCTTTTACTTAGTCTTCGTGTACTTGATGCCACGATAGGTATAAGTGACGGTCATAGTTTTCTCCTATGATGTAAGCCCCGTTCCCTGCTTACAAGTCATGCGCCCCACATTGGGGTGAACGGAAGTTGTTATAGTAGTCATGTTTAATGACATGTACGCCCTCGATAAATGCAGCCATTAATAGCAACATAATTGTAATTATCCAGGGCTCAGTGAATCGCTTCACTAGTTTAGTCTTGTTACTTTTACGTCAGCAACACCGGCACTTTCCATGCCGATCCTGCGAGCTGTACCGAGAGATAAATCAAGATCCCGGCCCGGAATAAACGGCCCACGGTCATTGATAGTTACCACTTCACAAGTGTCAAGACAAACCTTAAGTTTGGTTCCAAATGGAAGGGATTTGTGAGCAGCAGTGCTTGCGTATTGATCATACCGCTCACCGTTAGCTGTAAGATTACCGTCGAAACCAGGTCCATACCAAGATGCAGTAAGTATTAAAGGTGTTAAGAGTGGAATCATAATTAAAAATCAACATCAGATCGTTCTAGTTTCTTCATAACTTCCCTACGATATGCAGGATCATTATCATATTTAGGATCACTCATTGCTTCCACAACTTGTGCCTGACTTTGATAGGTATCATCACTTGTAGATGGTGCTTTACCTGTGAGCATTCGACCTTCTGTACCAGACGCATCATCGAAGCGATACTTCAAAGCTTGTACAGCAAAGAAGCAGGCCATTGGATCGCCTTTCTCCATTACTGCGTCGTACATATTGATCTCTCCGTCTTGCAAATTATCCTTGGCCCAACCAAGCATATTGTTGTAAGACTTCTCACCTCCAGCTAGATTTTTTAGCTGTGTAACCTGTGAAGTATTGAGTACTTCTTGTGGCTTCTGTTCGTTGTCAGCTCGATACTTAAGGTGCATCTGAGCAAGGTCTCTTGAAGACATCTCACTCAGTTCTTTTATTGTCTCGTCTTTGTACTCACTCTGTGCTTCATCCCAAAGTCGATCAAGGAAACTAGTATCAGCTTCTTTTTCTTTCTCTGCTTTAGGCTCTTCTTTTTCTATCTCTAGTTCTTCAGACTTTTCAGCCTGTGGTTCAGAGGAGTCTTCAGATGAACCCAACTTCTTTTGAAGTTCTATGTAGGCCTTCTCTAGTTGTTGAGCATCTTTATATTTACCAGCAAGCAGATTATCTTGCTCCGCTTGCATCTGTTCACCAATCTCCAGAGACTCCTGTTCATCTTCTGTGAGAACTTCTGTCTGTGGAGTGGTATCTACTGTTAATGTTTCTGCCATAGTTTATCCGGGTGGTTGTTGTTGCTGTGCCGTCTGCATCTCAGCTTGCATCTGTTTCTGACCTACTGCTGCCATAGCTGGAGCTTGTTGCTGCTCTTGCATAGCCATTTGTTGTTGCGCCTGTTGCTGTTGCTCACCTTGTATCTCTTGCATACTCTTCACAAGATTGAGTACGTCGATACCTGAAGAGGCAGCTAGACGTTTAATAACTTCGGAAGGATTAATGAACTGTGCAATAGCTTCTGGTCCCATTGTTTGAGCAATGGTTTGTAGGAACATTCCTAATGATTCTCTATCTTGTCCTCTACCTAGTGAGTTGATACCAGCTACAATAGTTGGACTAACAACTCCCTTAGGAATACGAGGGATCTTACCTGTCTTTTGGAATACATTCAGCTTACGATCTAGGTAAGGTACTAGGAATTCAACAGTAAGTAGACTAAATAATCCCCCTAGTTGCTGCTCTAGTTCCATCTGTGTCATCCGTACTTCTTCTGCAGTAGTACGTTCTGACTGTCTTACACTAAGGATGAGGAAAGCTTCCGCTAATCTCTTCTCTAGTTGTTGCATCATGTTGTAGGCAGTACCAAAGTCTGCTGTCTTACCTACTTGGATTACACCGATATCATCGGGTCTTCCTTGAATGATTGCACCGTTTCCAGCTGAAGCTAGGGTCTGTGGTTTAGTGCTACTTGAAGGGGATACAGTAAACACAACCTTAGCGGCTGCTGCACTGCCTTCTACCAAGGCTTGGCTTAGTGCCTCTAGAGATTTAAGGTCTCCCATAAACTCTTCGACACGGCCTCTTCCATAGCCCTCTCCATCAACTGTGTTAAATCTCAGGGGAAGCCAAGGCGTTGCATTAAGTGGTGCTTTACCTTGTGACTTAGGAATGATCTTGTCATAAACTTCTTGATGCCAGGTGACTTTGTTCTTATCTACTTTGACGTGAGTAAATACATCACAGTCAGTGTTAGTGTCGTCTGTATCGTTGTAATTAGTCTCTGTCTTCTTAAGACTAGGTACTAATTCATCAATAATTTTTTTACTGATTTTCTCTTTGGTTACTATCTCGATAACGTTTCCATTACCATCTCTATCTACAACATAGCGGTTAAGAGGATAGAGTTTCAAACCCTTCTCTCCCATATATAGAAGAGCATTACCTGCTACTACTAGGTGCTTTAAAGCTTGGTGTACAACTACACGATCATCAGAAGCTGCAATAGCTTCTAAGATGGTGCGTTCAATCTTGGCAAAGGATAGATCTAGTTCAGATTTAATCTCTGGACCTATTTGTCCAAGCATTGTGTCATCTACTTGTAGCTTAAAGAAGCTTGTCTGTGGAGGTAGAAGGGCTAGCATTAATTTACTGGCTAAAGTAACTACACCTTTAGCTCCTACTCCTTGCCACGGTGTGACTAGTTTACGAGCACCTGATGAATTATCATCTTGATGTATTAGATAAGGTATAGTTAATTTAGAAGCTTCTTCTGCTACTTTTAAATATTGAGAACGTGCTCCAGATAGTACATCATATCTTGTCTTTGCTGTCATTATAAAGTCAATGGATTAATAGCTAGTTGTGCTAAGGAACGCATAAAAGCAATATCTTTGTTCTTTTTATCTCTACCGAATGCTTTCTTTGTGCCTCCAGTATTTAGATCGTAACCTGCAGGTCTAGGTGTTCTGATTCCTAAAGCATTATATCCAGCACCTACGTTAGCTTGACCAGTTTGTGTTCCTGGTAGTTCTGCTGGTCCGGGCGTTGCCATAGTTGGTCCGGGCGTTGCCACAGACATAGGTTCAGGTACCGTATAAGGGTCCGGTAAATTAGTCCACCAATTACGATTAGAATTAGATAGAGAATCATAAACACCTAATTGATTACCGTCAGGCCAAGTGCCCCCACCAGGTCTGTTGTGACCTTTTAGTAGATCTGGATTACTGTCAAGATAACTTTTAATTTCTTGATCAGTCCAACCACGACTTCTATTTTCCTGTAAATCCTTATGTCCAAATCCTTCACCACCCCACCTATTACTTACCTGTCCACGCCCAGCGATCTTTTCATAAAGACCTGCAGAATCTCCTGCTACATTATATCCTCTAAGTGTATTAGGGTTTAAGTCTAAATAAGAAAGGATTTCCTCATTACTGAAACCCTTTGTTCTATTTGCTGCATAATCCTTGTGGCCGAAGTAATTTGCATTACCAGCTGATAGGCTTATTTCTCTTGGCATATTTAAATCTCCTTTTGATTTGTTAGTTAACTGAATATCCCCAAGCCGACGCTGGCGATGTTAGCTGCGGTGGTTAGTTAATCTTGAGTTGGCTGACCTTGTGGATCGACAAACCCTTGTTGATTAGGTGTGCTTGCCTTGAGAGCCTTCCACTCTGCTTCTTTGTTTGAACCAGATCTATCTCTTATTTTTTGTAAATTTTGTGACATAACTGGAGGTGCTAATGGTGTGACAATTCCAGGTATTTCAAATGGTGTTTGATAGTCTGTAGACATCGCTACAGGAGTGATGGGATCAGGTATTTCACCTTCCCAAGGTTCTCTCCATGAATCATCCTGAATAGCTTGAAAAGTTTCTACTATATATTCTACTCCTAACTGTAAATGTTCTTGAGTTACACCTTCTCCTGGTGTATCCCAGTCTGGTGCATCTAAATCATCTTGAAATTCCCAATTAATATTAGCAAAAGCCAGTTGAAACATGGGATTATTTTGATAGTATGCGTAGTCAATCTCAGTACCACCAAATGCTCCTTGGTTTCTTATGTTGGTGTAGTAAGTAGCTACGTCGCCTTCATCATCAGCAGCATCACCCCCAACTAAGCTAGTCCAGTTGTCATCCCAGAAGTCCGGGTTATTAGGCCACATTTCATGAAGGTCAGCTCTATTTTCTTTGAGCCATTTTAAACGTTCTGTACGGGTCATATCTTCCCAAGCTGGTCCAGCTATAGATTCATCAACCTCTGGAAGTGCTGCCCAAGAGAATATATCCCAAATAGAACTATCATCCCAATCAATATCATCTTGTGCTAATAAATCTATCAATCCATCAGGATCATAGGTACTAGCTACAAGCGGGTCTACGTAGACTATTTGTTCAGTCATTAGGACCACCTCTATTAGAATCGTGTCTAGGCCGACTCATTTCTGTTATCCTCCATTCTTTTAGTTAGCCATTCAACAACTGAACGTTGACCAGCTGTGTACATAATTTGTGAAACCGTATCTGTAGGGATAGGAGTCACTGGTGGAAAGACCTCCCGGAGTTCTTCCAGGAGGTGATGATCAAATTGAGGACCAACTATGGCCTCAAGCATATTTCGGGAGATTGACATTCGAGTGCTCAAAGAAGGCTGGCATTCGCCCTCGCTTGGTGTCAGAAAGTTCAGGTGCCCTGCCTTCATACATCAGGCGATCACTTGAATCCAACCAGAATTTTTTGTTTAAATATTTGTCGGCAGTATTTGTACCTAAGGGTTCCATAATCCAATTAATGGTGGCCTTCCTAAGTTTATCCAAACTGCCACTAGGAGCCAAACCCAACTCTCTACATACAAGAGAATGAGAGGCCACATGAATCTGTTCATCTCTACTAATGTCCGCGCTAACTGTTCTTAATCCAGCGTCACCGTTAAACCTAAAAAAAGGGAGTAGTACAAAGAAAATTGCACGCTCGGCAACAAGTGCTTTGAGGATCGTGTGATCTGGATGAGCAAGCCACGCTTCTCTGATCTTAAGGACTTCCTCTTCAGATTTAGGATCAGTACCGAGAGCATTGGCGACGTAATTGAGAGCGAGGTCGTGATTCGTCTCGTCTTCAATATTCGATTCCAGAACCGGCCTCGAGTACGCTGGTATTTCACGCTTAAGACCTTCTCTAATCCACTCACCAACAGGTAGTTCCATATGGCGAATCGATAACGCACGCAATATAGTTTCTTCACTTCCTTCTTTTAGTTTTCCAGCGGTGGTTTGTACGGGGGACCACTTCCGCTTACGGTCCAATAATTTCTGATAAGGATCTTTCCTCATTATTCTCCACAGTTACAATCAACAGGTTCGTTTAAAATATCCTGCAAGTAACCATCGACTTCATCCCAATCAGCTGCTGCATATACATCAGTCTTATCTTGAGTGTCGCCCATTACTTGTAAGGAATAGTAAAGGGAGGTCTGCGGTGATAGCAGCCACTCTTCCACAAATTGTTCGTTGTAGGTTACTACATCACTCCAAGAGTTGAATGAGTATCCATGAAGAAGTCCCGTATTATTAAGCATGATCATGATCTGATCAGCTACTTTTTTGTAAGCTTCCCAACCTACGGTTGAGGCTATCTCTACTGGTCCGTAGTTAAAGTGTTCAACACCAAAGGTATCTGAATCTCTATCAACTGACCTTGCTATTGGTGGTGCAATTTCTGGTGTAGCTGTGAAGCCGTCCAAATCGAAGCTCTTGTAGCTACAGCTAGCAGTTGGAGCAATAGCAAAAGCCCTATCCATGTTGTTATTACGGGCCACGTGAGCAGCAGAGTCAATACCAACTTTAAATTGGTTGGCAAGGATTTCTGCTTCACTTTGTACGTGTCCTTTGTTGACTCGCTCCAGTGCATCTCCGAATTCTGCATAACTTATTCCGTACCTCCGTAAGAGGTTTGCCAGTCCGAGCATTCCAAGTCCGACTTGCCTATCTGTTTCTGGCGAAAGATATTCTCCAGATTCTCCAACACCTGTTCTGCTGTGAAGATTGCACAGCTGGGACATACCGTTATAGAAAGCCTGTGGGATGTCTTCAAGTTCACAGGCACCGAGATTGACATGCTGTAGCAAGCACGTTCCACGTGAGGGCAGGAATACTTCAAGACAGACATTCCCGTAGATTCTTTTTCCATTACTATCGTGTCTTATTTTGCAGAGCCATATGTCTCCGCTCTTAATTCCGTGTAGCAAGGCTTCAGTGACTTCGTCGCTTGCGTCGTTCCACATTTCGGAATTGAGATTGACACATCGCTTGACCCATGGGAGTTCGTGTCGCGGGGTATTAATAAAATCGAGAATGTCGCTATGGCTGAGATCGCAATGCAGAACACAAGCGCCATTTTTGTAGACCCCGCCTCGTCTAAGTGTTTCATTTAATGTTGAGTAGATTTTGCCGAAAGATACAGGGCCAGAAGCTGTAAGACCCTTTCCGTTTTCACTTCCTTTGGATCGGAGCTTTGATAGATGCACTGCAACTCCCGCTCCATATCTGAGTGCATGAGAGACGAATCTCCAGCTTGATTCGATTGAGTCACGTCCTTCGTCCATAGAATCCTCTACGACAAAAACCGTGCAAGATACTGGTAAGCGTCCTTCTGGATTATCCATCCAATTCTGTACCCTACCAGTACGAGAAATAGGTGAAGGTTTGTTGGTCATAGTAAATCAGTTAATGTAGGTGGTTCATAGTTTGGTCCCTTTAAGACCTTGCCATCTTCTCGATAAATAGGATTGCCTTCTTCATCTAGTTTTGACATATTTGATAGGTGTACTCGATTCATTGCTTCGTCAAGATCCCATCCCATATTCTCAGCATATTGAAAGCAAACATAAACTAAATCAGCTAACTCTTTTAAAGTGTCTGATTGAAAGGCGGGGTTATGTCTAAATAACATACCTTCTGCCTCTAAGAATTCCTTAAATTCCTCTACGATCAGATTCTTCTGAACCGAACGCTGAGATACAGTCTTTGAATTGGGGATACGGTACGAGTTCCGAAATTCCTTCGCTTGGGTTTGTAGACTGGATGTATTCAAGTTCATTCTCTAAATAATGGATTGCTTTTCTGAGATCTTCTTCCTTGTCGTGCTTAAATCCAGCACGAACAATGTATTTAATTGCATTACCAAGGTGGAAACTTAAATCGTTATCCCGAATAAAGTCCCAAACCTGGGTTTTTCCTCTTTTGTAATAGCTTGGTCCTTTGTTGTTTGTGAGTGTGAGTTTGTCTTCTGATTGGAACGGGTTGGAGAAGGCCATTTTTTTACTAAGTTAATCATTGAGTTGGAAAGGATGAAATTCTGATGTTGCAGTGCAATGATTATTGTATTTATATCTTCCCGTTTGGTTTCAGGTTTCTCAATAGCATCATGTAATACCCTTAACTTTAGATCTTGTTCCACTGTCAATTCAGTTACTGGCGGTGGGGGTCCATAAGATGGGTGCGGCACTGTCAAAATCATAATCTCCTTTAGTTAAAATCTTTGCAAGGCGTGCATTCATCAGCGCTACATCTTCTTCAAGATCTTTAGCTGCGAATGTATTTTTAATTGTTTCCCAGGTGTATCCATCCTTTTCAAAGATAGCTACAGCCCGTTTAACTCCTATGCCTGGTACTCCTGAGTAACCATCAGTCTGGTCACCAGCTAGTGTCTGTATGTAATGCCAATTCCTACCTTCTTCTTCGTTTATGAGTGTGGTCTCTTTAAAGTCGTAGAGTCTGCCAGGAATCTGACGCATATCTTTGTCTGGACTTACAATAATATTGCCAGGGTATTGGGTAGCATAGATACCCATCGAATCATCAGCTTCTAGTTCAGGCAAGATAATTACTTGGTAGTCATCGTGTAAAGCAGCAATGACTTTTTTATATCCGCAAGGCTTCTTTCTATTTCGATGTCCCTTGTATTCCGGGTAAATTTTTTTCCTAAAATTATCAAAGTGAGAGAAGAAAAGGATTACTTCAGAGAAGTCTCCAAAAGATAAGGCTATACGTTGTAGTTCTTTAGTAACAGCTTTGTAAGCTTCACTGAAGCGGC